CTGGTTGTTGGTCGGAAAGCCCACTTTTAAGATTTTATTCCGTTACTAGTCAAGTGCCAACACATACAAACACATTTAATCACCCGCGACTAAGGGTGATCCTAGCACCACTTCTGTTACTAGGCCAGGGATCTCTTCACACCGGATCTGAGCGGCCCTACGGGCGAGTGGAGCATCACAGGCGTGATGCGAGGTCATGACAATTCGGTCCGTGCGCTACGCTCCACGCAAAGCTTGACACACCATGGCTGTAGCCTACCATGGATACCTTACGGGCGCCTACACCTACCTTCATGTCACAAGGTCTCGAAACTAATGCACTGTATCAAGCGCAAGCAGAGTCAGATTGAAATTGCCTAGGTTACCAACAATGGATGTACCGAAGAAGTCGATAACGACATCTTCGGTGGGATCGTCTATTGCAACAACGAAACTGGCAGAGTAATTAGACAGGGCACCTCCAGTGATTAACGCCGAGAGCTGGCAGGTGTTCATCGTATTACCAGTTGTCCAAATACCTCGCATTGTACCATTAGTCAACGTTACACTGAGCGAAGAGCATGCAGTGATGGTACTCGAGCTAGTGCCAACGAGACACACTATTGATTGGTCACCCAAACGTGGTTTCACCGATATTGCTGAGCCAGCAGCAACGAATGGCAAATCACCTTGAATTGCTCGGGTGCCATCAAAACAAGTGGCGAAGTCAGTTCGACCGGTTTGGCGAAGGAGTAGGTAAGCCGGCCCCATGATCGGGGACGCTAGCACAGGCTTCTTCAATTCGATTTCGTACGTAATGTACAAATCACCTAAATTGTTACCAACAGACTGTTGACCTGCCGTGGCAACAAAGGTCGTACCGAGATCGTAACTCAGTAGTGGTTCGCCGGTCGGCGGAGAACGATTGCGTACGTAGTGTATAGAGAACGGATTCTCCTTGGGACTACACTCGATCGGATGAATGAAAGACTCAGATGGCACGGCCTCTGAGGCACAGTATTCATTCAACATCTCCGCCTTGCTAGATGGCGGGTTATCGGATGCTCGATAACTGGTCTGGATCATAACTGATCCAAGTGCGGCATTAGTGCTGCTGACAGCTGTACCACTAGTAGGTATGTAGTGAAACACTGCACCCTTGATGCGGTACTCTTGAAAGCATGTAGCAATCTTCGACAGCCACGGGAATGTGCTAGACATACCGGGGTTAAGCGATAGCTGCTGCTGCACTGTGAAGTCAGTGCTACCAACAATGGTGCATAAAAATTCACGATGCCGCACGACGACGGTCTGCCCCGTCTTGTGCATGGTTGGGATGCTATTGGAACTCTTGGTCATGACGGAGTTCTGGACTATCTTGTAGTCTCCAAACCCCATCCATCTTGACAGCATACCTCCCAGCTGCCGCCCAGCAAGTCCACCTAGTGCACTGTGGCCAACGTAACCGCCGGCCGCTCCCCCACCCAACGCACCAAGCTCACGAATGAGCTTACCTACTGCCGTGGGACCTTTATCCCCCTTGGCCTTCTTCTTCCGCTTGTCTGTCATGTTCAGCACAATTTGCTTCTTAGCCATCCTAAATTCTCGTGTCGGTGAGTAAATCAAATGGTTGCCCCCCCTCGATATCATCGATGCAACCAACTTCAACCGGGGTGACATTCATGTCACCAAAATTTAGAGAATCCAGGTAGGCCTCCAACATGACCTGGGCATCCGGCAAAATACCGGACGACAGATAGAATGACACGCGCGCTGTGTCATCGATCGTGCTATCTGCCGTCGCATCTCTGCGAAGATAATGTGTATGGGACATGACGTGTTCGAGGTAGCGATCGGAGTAGGCTAGACCATTGCGCTTGTACATTTGGTAGAAGCTCTGCAACACTGGCACACCATCACACAGGTGTAACCCAGCATCACCAACTGCGCCTAACCACCTTCGGAAGGCACTTGCGTTGGGGCATCCCACCAAGCACATCGCGTCTTTGCGGAACACCTTCCGCACCTCTCGGATCATCCGCCAGCTACCATGCACCATGCATGGCACATGCTGACAGAAGATGATCTCCTCAAACACATCAGTAACCTGCTCGATCTTTAGATTGAATCCAGCATCCCGGAATACAAGGACGACACCTTGAAGGAACTGGTCTACGTCGGCACGTTCCATAATGATCACATTGTCATCGCCATCATTCAGAACCTCGATCTTGATCTGATACAGTACACGCGTGAAGTCTATCGTACTAGTGACCACGATAACATTACCAAGAGAGGTGTCTACGTCGCCAGAAGCTTTCTTCGGCTCTGACTTGAAGGCAACGTAACCATCCGGGCAATACGCGACACACTCGTGCAATAGTGACCATCTCAATAGCTTCCGTAACCCACGTGCCGAAGGGTACACACGGGTATAGTAAGAGTGACAATACTTGAGATGACACTTCTTCGTGCATGCATCCAGCTTGCTGACATCCACTACTACAGCAACCGGATCTTCAAAAACACTCCACTTCTCGGCCAAGATACGAGCTCGATCATCGACTGTCATACCTTTAGCTACCGAAGCTGCCGTTTCCGACTGGAGAGCGCGGTTAATACCCTTGTATATTCGTTTTTCGAGGTGTTTGATATACCTCGCGAATTCCAAATTAAACCGCGCTGATCGAGGGGAAATGATGCGAGCTGCATCACCCACCTCAACTTTGGCAAACTTACAGAACATCTGTATGCGCGCGTCTTCTGCACAGACCGGGTCCGTGAGTAGGGATTCGAACGCAGCCTCGTACCTCTTTCGCTTAGGCCCAGAGAAGCGATCAACAACTTGTCGACGGCTGAGTCTGGGGAAGTTCTTAGGCACACTTGCGAGCACTCTATCCCTGAAACGCGCGAATAACGGCATCCTGAAGAAGCCTGGGACCGGTGTCGGAGGTTCCACATACACACCATTGACCTTGATGTAGTAGAATCTCTCGGTTAGCGCACTTACCACCGCATTAACTGAGTGATTATGAACTCCCATGGAACTGGAATAGGAGAGTCCGGGTACCACCCTAAATACCCGGTCTTTTACTGGCATCCCATTGCGATGTATGACCAGTTCTCCTGGCCAGCGTCTATTGACTCGCTCTAAGAGCTCGTTCTTTACGACTGGTTCGGAACCATACACCGCAAATGGGCGCCCCTATGTCACTCGCGGCCCCGAGGTGACAGCCAATTGACCACCCCAGAGCCACAGCAACCATTTGGGCGCCGTGAAGCGTGCTGCGACAAATGTGTCTTCACCTGTATCGGTAAAGAAACATGTCAGCACCGCTTGGCGATGATGCACAATATCGTGCTGGCGTACCCCATGTTGTTTGCACAACTTAAGGTAGGTCTTCTCCACCAGCAACTTATTGGCGTCGGTAGGTGCCAAACTACCGAACTTGCTTCGCAGCTCCAAGGTACAAGCCGCCACAAATCGTGGCAGCACGTGCCCAATACGCACTGCAGGTCCGCCGACGGCAGGATTTTCAAATTCTGCCACCCTGTCGGCCGCTACGCCCCGCTTCGCATACCAGGCATCATCCCTCTGGGCTGCAGGCACTCGCCGTCTGTCTGCCAAAACTCCGGCTACATCGTACCCATTGACACAGGTCAACTCACGCTTGACCCCAGCTAAAGTGCTGCCGTCGTCACATGGCAGATCTCCATCCAGCAACTCACGCCGGACAGCTGCCCGCATGGTCTCCTCGGCGTGCAGACTGGCTATATCACCATCAAGTGATCCGCATGTGCTACAGATCTTGATGGCACCAGCCGACACCCCCAACCATGCTGCGACTCCGCAACAAATCAACACAACCGTTGTCATAGTTGGCGCCACGTATGCCCCGGCGCTCGGTCTGATCACCTAGGAGCTGAAACGACAACAG